GCTGGGTTTGCTCCACCAATAACGGCAGACACAGAAAATTGGAATGGAACAAATTGGACAGAAGTTAACAATTTAAATACAGCAAGATACATGCTAGGGGGATCTGGCACAAATACTGCAGCTTTAGCTTTTGGTGGATTCATTCCTCCTGCAACAAGAACTGCTGCCACAGAATTATGGAATGGAACTAATTGGACTGAGGTTAATGATTTAAATACTGGCACAAGACAATTATCAGGTTTTGGAACTACAACAGCTACTTTAGCTATTGGTGGAGAAACTCCAGGTGGAGCACAAGCAAAAACAGAAGAATGGAATGGTGCTAGTTGGGCTGAAATTGGAGATTTAAACACTGGAAGATATAATTTAGGTGCCGCTGGAACAACAACTGCTGGTTTAGCCTTTGCTGGAACTGAAGCTCCTCCAGTTACAGCAGCAACAGAAGAATGGAGTGGAAGTTCAAACACAATTAAGGTACTATCAGATTAATCAAAGGAGAAAACTATGGCAAAAACATATCAATACTGTGTAGCAGAAAACTGGGGAAAGGGTTTCATCGATCACGTTGAATCTCAAAGAATCACGTTTGCTGGCTATCCTGGAAATGTTTGGCAAATTCCTGCATACAACAAACACGGTAATCTTTGGATTGCTAAAGTTGCAGGTGTTGTTAAAACTAAAGATGAAGCACAGGCGATTGTTAATGCAGAGGTTCAAGCAGCACAAGCTGCGTGGGATGCTCAGACGGATGAAGAAAAAGCTGATCTAGCAAACCCAAGACCTACTGACATAACATTGGAGGAGTAAAAATTTAAATGGCTGAGTATAAAGAAATACATGGCACAAAGATTCGGAACTATACGACTAATCCCGATAATCCGTTACAGGGAGAGGTGTGGTATAACGATACTGATAATGCTTTAAAGTTTCAATACCCAGCCGTAACTACCTCTGGTTCGTGGGGAGCTGGCGGAAATTTAAATACAGGTAGAGTTAGACTATCATCAGCTGGATTATATACTACAGCTTTAGCAATTGGTGGAGAAGCTTCTCCTGGAAATACTGGAGCAACAGAATTATACAATGGAAGTAGTTGGACAGAAGTAAACGATTTAACTACTGCTAGAAAAGGACAAGGTAGTTCTGGAACCCCTACATCAGCTTTAGCTTTTGGTGGAAATGATCCTGGAGGAGATACAGATGTTACAGAAGAATGGAACGGAACTAATTGGACAGAAGTAAATGATTTAACTACTACACGAAGAGATTTAGGAGGAGCAGGAACAAACGCAGAGGCGTGTTTAGCTTTTGGAGGTCAAGCTGCTCCAGGTGCAGTAACAGCAGTAACTGAATTATGGAATGGAACTAACTGGACTGAAGTAAACGACTTAAACACTGCCAAACAATTTATGGCAAAAGGAACTATGGGCACAACAACTTCAGCTTTATCAGTTGGTGGTATAGTACCACCTGCATCTAGAAAAGCAGAAACAGAATCATGGAATGGAACTAACTGGACAGAAGTTGGAGATTTAAACCAAGCAAGATATTCATTTGCAGGGTCAGGTGCAGATAACACTGCATCTTTAGTTTATGGAGGAGATCCACCTCCTGGATCTGCAACAGCTAATACAGAATTATGGAATGGTACTTCTTGGTCTGAACAAAATAATTTACCTGGATCACAAACTAATAGTGCTGGTGCAGGTACATCAGCAGCTGCTCTTAATTTTGGTGGAGCTAGTCCTTCAACTAGAGTAGATGAGTGGTTAGGTGCTGGTCAACCAATCGGTGCTTGGGCCACATCAGCTAGTATGAATACAGCTAGAGCAGCGATGGGAAATGCTGGAGCAACATCAACAGCAGCTTTAGCTTTTGCTGGATACACGGGACCTCCAGATACTAATCATAATGAAACAGAATCTTATAATGGAACTAGCTGGACAGAATTAAATAATTTTAATACGGCTCGTTATGAATTGGGAAGCAATGGAACAAACACATCTGCTTTAGGTTATGGAGGAAGAACACCTTCAGCCCAGGATTTGACAGAACTTTGGAATGGAACAAACTGGACAGAAGTTAATGATTTAAATTCAAGCAAATATCAACTTGCTGGAGCAGGAACAGATAGTACAGCAGCTTTATCAATTGGAGGAAGAAAAGCTCCAGGAAGAACAAACGAAACAGAAACTTGGAATGGAACGAACTGGACAGAAGTAAACAATTTAAATACTACAAGAGGTTCGTTAGCAGGAACAGGAACAAACACAGCAGCACTAGCAATAGCTGGAGATGCACCTCCTGGAGTTGCAAATGTAGAACAATGGAATGGAACAAACTGGACAGAAGTTAATGATGTAAATAGTGCAAGAGAAGATTTAGCTTCTACAATGCAGAGTTCAACAACTGCTATGGCTTTTGGTGGAAATTCACCTATAGTAGCATTATCTGAACAATGGAATGGTGCTAGTTGGACAGAAGTTAACGATTTAAATACTGCTGTTGATTTTAATGCTGGAGCAGGTTCTAATAAAAACAATGCATTATCTTTTGGTGGAGAAGGGCCTCCAGGAGCTCAAACAAATGCAACAGAAGAGTGGAGTACAACATCAAACGTAACTAAAACAATAAGCACGGATTAATTATGGCAACATACAAAGAAATAAAAGGAACAAATATTGAAATCGTATCATCTGATCCATCAAATCCTGTTGAAGGACAAGTTTGGTATAACTCAACATCAAATGTTTTAAAAGGTCAAGCAACTACGACTGCTGGATCTTGGGCTAGTGCCCCTAGTTTAAATACAGCTAGAGATCAAATTCCGGGTGCAGGAACTACAACTTCTGCATTAGTTTTTGGAGAAAACTTTGGAGGAGAAACAGAATCTTTTAATGGTTCAAGTTGGACAGAAGTTAATGATTTAAATACTAGTAGAAGAGCAGCGTCAGGAGCTGGTGCTTCAAATACAGCAGCTCTTTGTTTTTCTGGTAACTTAGCAGCACCTTCTCCTAACGATGCAACTGAAGTTACAGAAACTTGGAATGGAACTAACTGGACTGAAGTTAACGATTTAAATCAAAAAAGAAGTTTTGCAGTTGGAACTGGAACTAATACAGCAGCTCTTTGTTTTGGTGGTTCAACAGGTGCAGGCGGAAACCCTCCTATAACAAACGAAACAGAAACTTGGAATGGAACTAATTGGACAGAAGTTAACGATTTAAATACTGCAAGAAATGCTTTAGGGGCTGGTGGAACAACTACTTCTGCATTAGCTTTTGGTGGCGGAAACGGTCCTCGAAAAGATGAAACAGAACTTTGGAATGGGACGAATTGGACAGAAGTAAACAATTTAAATCAAGCACGATTAGGTATAGGTGGTGCTGGATCTGATAATGAAGCGTGTGTAGCTTTTGGCGGATCAGAGCCTCCAGCAACAGGAAAAACAGAAGTTTGGAATGGAACTAATTGGACTGAACAAGGAGACATGTCTAATGCAAGAGTGTATTTAGGGTCTAGTAAAGGTAGTAGTACAGCTGCGATGGCTATGGGTGGTTCTAACACTACTCACGTAGAAACATTTACAGGCGCAGGCGCATCTCAAACAAGAACATTTACTGACAGTTAATACTTGAAATATATTTTAAATAATATATATAAGAAACAATTATAAAGGATAAAGTTATGAAAAAAGACGTTAAAGAAGTTATACAACAAGAAGAACCCCATTTAAATAATCTATTAACACAAGAAGATCTATCATCATTTAAAGGTATGGTAGATGAATTAAGAGATACTTGGACCAAGAAACAAATGTTTCGAACAGAAACAGAAGCAAGGTTTTCTGTATTACAGGACAATAGATACCCAACTAAAGCATCAAAGTATTGGCAGTGCGTAAGAGAACAATCTAGTTATTTAGATAATCTTATGACTTTGTCATTTGATTATAGAAGAAATGAAGCAAAAATAACTTGGTTAGAAAAAAAGATTGAAAAAGAAGAAGATGAATATAAAGCAACTAAATATCAAATAGATTTAGATGAGTGTAGATTTGCAAAAGCTTCTATGGAAAAAGTTGCAAAACACAGAATGAGAGAAATTAAAATGTGGTCTAAATTAAAAAAAGAATTTAATGATGGGTCTTTTAATGACAAAGATGTTAATCAACATCAACTAGAATCCTATGGGTTACAATACCATGAGAAAGCAAAAACATTAAATCAAAACTCATCAGAGGCAGAAGTATTTAATGTAATGGGTCAATTACAATCACTACAGAGAATTAAAAAATCTGGTGAGCTAGAAAGCAGTTATAAAGAGAAAGAACAAATTACCCAACATGACAAGCCCAAAGTTTGATTTTATATTTTTAGGTCAATCAATTTTAAAGTATCAGGTTCCATTAGATATATTTAATTCTATTAACTATATTTATGAATCTAACTTTCATAATCTAGAACCTGCTAATGGTCAGTTAGTAGGTAAGATAGAGAATGAACATTCTTTATTTTACCATGGTCAAGACCAATCAAAGATGAAAAACCATAATAGGTTACCAAGAGATGTAACAAATTATTTTATGGAGATGTTTAAACATTACTTAGCTTTTAATAAAATTAGAGACTATGATTTACACCTTAACTCTATTTGGGTTAATGAAATGAAACAACATGAATACAATCCAGCTCATGTTCATAGAGGTATGTTGTTTACTGGTCTATCAAGTGTAATGATTTTAAAATTACCTTCTACTTTTGGTAAAGAGTATTCAGCAGATCAAGTTCAACAGAATGGTAGACTACAAATATTAGGTGCAGCCAACGGCCAATTTGCAAAAATAGATTATCAACCCCCAATGGACCTTAGAGACTTTTATATTTTTCCATATGATATGAGACATTGCGTATATCCATTTAATGGAACTGATGAAGTCAGAAGAACACTTGCTGCCAACTGCGATGTACAATTTGATCCGATAAAAAACAGAGGTGCAGCTTAATGGATAAACAATATTACATAGATAATCATATAGGCGTGTTTAAAAACTTTATGCCAAACCAATTAATAGATGATTATATAAATTATTTTAATAAGTGTGAACAACAAGGGGCCATATACCCTAGAAACGTAGATGAAACATTGGTATCTGATAATTCAATAGATACCATAAGAAATATGAATGTTTCTATGGCCTATGTTAATAAACCTTTTATAGAAGAATTTTTTAAAGAGGTATATCCTTTGTATGTTAAAAAATATTCTTATTTAAAACAATTAGCCACACATAATATATTAGAAGTTAAGATACAAAAAACAAAAGTAGGTGAAGGTTATCATTTTTGGCACTGTGAGAACGCTGAGATGAAAGCAAGAAATAGAATACTAGCTTTTATGATTTATCTTAATGATGTTACAGAGGGTGGAGAGACAGAATTTTTATATCAAAAGTGTAGATTCAAACCAGAAAAAAATACATTATTAGTTTGGCCATCACAGTTTACACACGTTCATAGAGGCAACCCACCTTTATCGAATGATAAATATATAATAACGGGATGGGTAGAATACGGATATTAATATGATAACAGAACCACGATGGAAATCTTATATAGTTGAAACAACAACACCAATTTTTACACCTAAACAATGTCAGATGATTATTAATGCAGGAAGAAACGAGCCTAGAAATGATGCGAGCGTTGGAAATGAAAAAGGTATTAAAGGTGGAGTCATAAATACTAAAACTAGAACATCACATATTAGTTGGATTCCATTTAAAAAAATGGCTGACATGTATAAAGACATAGAAAAAATTATGAAAACTACAAATGGTAATCATTTTGGTTTTGATGGAATGACTATAAATGAAATGGCACAGTACACAGAATATCCAGAAGGTGGATTTTATGAATGGCATGTAGATAATGAT